TGTATGAAATGACTGGTATTCCGGTCAAAAAATTTGTAATCATTATGGCTTGTGAAAATGGAGAATGCGTCGTCTACGAAGAACGAGACAAATCAAAGTACATCAAACTTCTTACCGAATACATTAGAAAGTTTGTTACAGATAAATTGGAACTCTATGGAACCGAATAAAGAACTAGAGAAAGCGTTAGAAAGCAAATTTCTGACACCATCTAAGTTTTCTATGGAAATAGAAACCATAGTAGCAAAGGAAGGTATGAATTATATTGATGCCATTTGCTACTATTGCGAAATTAATAGTATTGAGGTAGACTCAGTAACAAAATTAATTTCAAAACCACTGAAAGAAAGATTAAAGTATGATGCTATTAGTCTTAATTTCATGAAGAAAACTTCAAGAGCAAAACTTCCGATATGATTTCTCATGATGAACTCCTACATCTTAAGATGCAGGCAGCAATAAGGGAACATAATATTCCCAAAACCGAGATCAAATATATTGGTCCCGGCGAAGGAACACACTGGTATCTAATTGCCAATAAGCACAGTGTTCCTGTTAATATGATTGAAGAATTTGAAAGAGTAGATGATGTTGAAAGTGACTCCGTTTGAAACATACCAGCATTATCTTTCATTAAAGAATCATTTTACAAATCCAAAATATGATTTCTTTAAGTATGGTGCCAAGACCCGTGCTTCAATGGCATCATTTAATAAAAGGAAAGATAAGTATTGGTTTGAAAAAACTTCCCGTAAGTATTCTAATAAAGAAATCGTTAATTTCCTTGTATCTAATTTTGTTTCCACCGACAACCCACAAAACCTATGGATTGGAGAAATTATCAATTCTGGCGAAAGAAAGTACGCCGATTGGATGAAACGTCAGCAGAGTTTGACTTACTTATTCAAAGAACAAAGCAACGAATTACTCTCGGAGAACGACTTGGAGAGTCTATTCGATTGCTCCAGGGGACATCCCAAAATCCTAAAAAAATTTCTAGGAGGGAACATCTCTCTAGAAACTTTAACAATCTACGAAATCATCTTCCATTTTTCAAAAAATTTCGATAAGAAGTTAAATGATCCGGTGTGGGAATCCGTCAATTTAAAAATAAAAAAATATACTCCCTTTCTAAATATTAACGTGTTCAACCATAAAAAAATAATAAAGGAGATTCTTGGTAATGGCTCTTAAAAATGATGAAGTTCTTGCTCGTTTGCAGGAACAACTTGTTCAAACAAATGAAGAATTGACTGTCTTATCTAATACCCGTTTAAAATTAATGGGTGCTATTGATGTCTTAATACAAATTGAAAATAGTAAAGTTCAAGAAGAACAAAGTGAAGAACAAGAACAAGAAGAAAACGTAGAAGAAGGGGAAGAGTAACATGAGTTTTTTTAACTCTGAAATTGTTCAGGAAGAACTAGAAATTATTAATGAATTGCAAAGTGAAATATTTGAAGAATTGTCATCTTTTCCGACTCTAACTACGCAACAAAAAAACGAACACATTGAAAAAATGACAATATTGTTGGAAAAACAACAACTGATGTATACAAGAGTGTCTCTTTCTGATGATCCACAAGCGATTAAAATGAAAGAAGAATTGCAGAAGTCACTTATCTTGATGGGATTCCCACCCAATACTAATGTCAATACATTTTTTGAAACCATGACTCAGACAATTAAAAATCTGAGATTGAACGTTGACTGACTGCAAATTTTTTGCTATAATATCCAAGTAAATCCAATCAATCCAAATTAATCCGAGGTAATCTAAATGTCTTTCGCAGACCTTAAAAAGCAATCCAAACTGGGTTCTTTGACTGCCAAACTGGTCAAAGAAGTCGAAAAAATGAATAATGCAGGTAGTTCAGGTGATGAACGCCTATGGAAACTAGAGTGTGATAAAGGCGGCAATGGTTATGCCGTCATCCGTTTCCTGCCTGCTCCTGAAGGTGAAGACCTTCCATTCGTAAAACTATACTCCCATGCCTTCCAAGGTCCTGGTGGATGGTATATTGAAAACTCTCTGACGACTCTGGGTCAGAAAGATCCTGTATCAGAATACAATACTTCTCTGTGGAACAATGGCACAGATGCAGGTAAAGAAACCGCACGTAAGCAGAAGCGTAAACTGACTTATGTTGCAAACATCTATGTTGTCAAGGATCCTGCCAATCCTTCTAACGAAGGTCAGGTAATGCTCTATAAATTCGGCAAGAAAATCTTTGACAAACTCACTGCTGCAATGCAACCCGAGTTTGAAGATGAGGAAGCAATTGATCCATTTGACTTCTGGCAGGGTGCTAACTTCAAGTTGAAGGCAAAGAATGTTGCCGGTTATCGTAATTATGACTCTTCTGAGTTTGCCCGTCAGGATGCTCTTCTAGACGACGATGACGCAATGGAAGGAATCTGGAAGAAAGAATATTCTCTTGCAGAATTCGTTGGTGCTGATCAATTCAAATCTTATGAGGACTTGAAGAAGCGTCTTGGATATGTTCTAGGCAACTCAATTCGCAATTCCACAGACGAAGAACTTGAGGATGAAAGTGAAGGTCGCGGTCCTGTACCTTCTTCACTTCCAGAAAATCTTCAGGATGAACTTAACAGTCTAAAACCGACTGCTGCAGTTGCATCAGTTGAAGAAGATGATGATACGCTATCTTACTTTGCTAAACTAGCAGAATAATTACAAGAGGTCTTCGGACCTCTTTTTTTATGATGAGGTGATTCTAGTATTCTCGGTTCTTACCAGATTCTCATTCACATACTCAGATGATCTAGAGTAAATCATTTCTTCACGCATATCATTAAGGAATTGTTGTAGATATGATTCTTTTAGAAGAAAAATTGACCTCTTGGCATCATTCTTTCTGACTTCATATTCATAGTTAGAGATTCCATTGATTGGAGATATTGTTGCAGTAAAAGTGTCAGGATCCGGAATTCTAAAAGTAGAATCAACAACCTTACCTTTGGGTAAAATCAATCTACCATTAGCATCTTTTACTTCTCTAGTTTCATAGTGATGCACATCATTTAATTGAGTGCCATAAAGTTCTAGTGAATAATTATAAATCTGTCTATCCGAGAGTGGCCATTCATTTCTAACATTAATAATACCGGCAGTCATCAGAACAACCCAATCAAGTTCTGCATCACCATATAATTCTTCTGCCACAGTATCGGGTCTTGCACCTTCTACAATCTCATACTTATTGAAGAGAGTAAAGACACTCTGTAAGTCATCACGAAGTTTACATCTCCTGAAGAGATTCTTGACTCTTAGATAGTTTGAAGATGAATTGCTATCAGATAAAAATGACTGATAGTCTAGTTCCGGTAGTTCTCTGAAGTATCCCATTTTAGTATCCTACTCCTCCTTGTCCTTCAACATCATAATCAACATCATAAATCGGAGCAAGTTCTTTAAATGCTAAAGTCATCTCCATGGAGACTGGTTCTCCTCCTTCATAAGTTGCATATACACCATCACCCGTATAATTTACAGAAATATTTTCCAAGAAACATTGTTTAAATTTATTTAAAAATGGATGTTCGCCAGTTCCTTTCCGATATCTCAACTCAAAAACATTAGGTGTCTTTAAGAATAAACCTCCTGCACCTGCTTTGGCAGACATACCTTTTTTGAAAAATCTAATTATTTGTTTTACCTCTTCTGCTTCATCTGCACTTCTTGGCATTATCTTAAATGAGAAATTGAAATTTCTCAGTGATGGTCCATTGAAAAGTAACTCCATGTTTGGGTTAAAGACCTGACCACCTTCTCTTGCCAATAATTGATTAATGGAAACATTAGCACCAAAAATACCAAGTGCTTGTGCTGCCAAATATTTTGTGACAAGATTTTGTGCGTTTTCTAAAGTTAAACCTGATGCATTTAATGCCCCCTTAGATTGTTTAAAAACTTCAGTAGCTGCCCCCTCAACACCACCATCAACAAATGCCTGAGGAATCTTTGTCATTATTCCTTCTACTCCACCCAATGCGGCACCGACAAGAGTATTCATTGAATCATCAGTATAATTTACTGAATTGCCATCTTGAATATTTGAAGGTATTGGAAGTAGAATAGTTCCTAATGGTTGCTTA